ATTTATGGATTGCACCTTATACATACCAACATAAGAACTTTTTAATTTTTTAATGTGAGGAAATAAATTATGGCACTTCCAAATAAAGTTTTACCAGGTTTTAGCGCAAGTCTTTATTGCCAATCAGGCGCAACACCAACCGCTTTAACAACTGCTAACCTTTCTGTTTATGCTTCAGTATCAGGCATCACAGTTTCAGCAAACTTGTTACCTGTAGAAGCTATTCCAGCTTTTGGTCAAGATGATGCAATGGCTAATTATAATGTTGCAGGCTCTCGTCAATCTGACAAGATTCCTACTCAAGCCGCTCCAACATCAATGACAATTACTGCGGCATGGAATCCTTCAGACGCAAATCTTCTTTTAATGCGTGGCGATGCTTATAACGGCACGATTGATAGAACCTTTGTTATTTCTGCAACTGATGGAACTAATATTGTTAATTACGCTTTTAATGGTCGAGTAGGTCAATTCACAGTTGATCCTAATCCAACTGCTGAAGCTAAATGCACATTTACTGTTCATCCGCGTGGTAATCAATACGGCTGGTCAAATAATACTTAATAAGGGTTAAATATGAAATTATCTGAAGCTATTGAAATATTAACTAGCACCTATCAAAGCCTTGATACAGTAGCTTTAGGATTGCCTGTTGATGCAAAAGAAGTTGCTGATGCTTTAGCAAAAGCTAATCCTGATAGTGCTGAATATGTTGCATTACAAGCATTAGCTAAAATTAATCCTTATGAAAATACAAAAAAAGAAAAGGTAAAACAAAATGACGACTACAATCAAGAATAGTGATGATTTATTAAGTTATTTAGTAAGCCAAGCCAATTCAGGTCAAAAGAATTGGTTTGGTTTTGCTCAACAACGATTAACAGGTATTGCTTTAGCTCACGATATTGCTAAAAATCATGCTGATAAATTGACACCTGAAGAAGCCGTTGATTACGCTATTAAACTTAATAATACGATTTATCAAAAAATAATTAAGGCAGAATAATGAGTGTCAAGTTTGCCGTTAATGGCTTAAAAGAAACTCTTGCTTCACTTACATTGTTTCAAGAGCAATTTGGCGACAAAGATTCAAAAAGCAAGGTATTAATACCCGCAGTTAAAGAAGCTATGAAGCCTGTATTGGCTATGTCTAAAGCATTATCACCTAAAGACACAGGCTCATTAAATAACTCTTTGTATATCACCGCAAGGCGACCTACTAGAAAAGATATGAAGTCAAGATATGTAACACCAAAAGATTCTGTTATATCACTTGTTTCATCTCGGCCAATTCCAAAAAAATTAAAGCAACAACTTAACGCCAAATATGGTGATTTAAAAGGTAAGGAATATAAAAAGGCTAGAAGGAAGTTTTATACTGAAGCTGGCGTTATGTTTGACGCTAGAGCAATAGCTAATGAATTCGGAACGGCTAATATGTCAGCTAAACCATATTTGCGAGTATCATTAGAATCACAAGCCCAAGCCGTTGCAACAAGGTTAGGTTTAATTATTAAACAAAAAATGGATGCTTACAAAGCTAAAAATTTAACAACACAAGGGAAATAAGACATGAGCAAATTAGGATCAGCACTCGGTAAAAAATACGAGGAAAATAGATTATCGGTATTAACTAGGTCGTTTGAATTAGGCGATCATACATTTAAAGTAAGAGTGCCAAGCGTTCAAGAAATTGAAGCTATTTATAATTACTTTAAAAATCCTAATGAGGAAAAAGTTGAGCTTGAATATCAAAGGATGCTCAAAGAATTTGATGGCCTTAAAGAAAAAGAAGGTGTAGAAATAAAAGATAATGATATGGTTATTGATGGTAGGTCAATGAGAGAAACTGCCAAGAATAAACATATATTGCAACATAGAATAGTTGAATATATTAAATTTCTAATACCTGAAACTGGATCATTAGAAGATATAACTTATGAAGATGTAGAAGCTGAATTTCCATTATCAGTTCAAATGACTTTAGTGGAAAAAATTAACGAGGTTATTAGCCCTGACTATAAAGATATAAAGTCAAAGTAGTAGGCTCGTTAAGAACCCAAGTGCGCGCGTCTATGGTTTTTAACGGGCATACAATACAAGATATAGACGCTTTAGATGAAGCAACCATGAATGAAATAACAGTCATGTATGCGGATGGGTTAGTTGGAAATAGAGGTTTATTAAATATGCAAGGAACTCTAGTCGCTGGAGTTTTTAATTATTTAAGAGCAAGTGGTAGCCAACCTTATACTCTAAAAAGCGTTTTAGGTAGTGCTTATGAATATTTTTATGGCATAGAAAAAGTTGATCCTAGCGATTCACTTCTTTTATTTATGAGCCAAGCACCAAACTTTAAAATGGATAGATTTGAAGGTAAATAAACATGGCAATTATTTCAAGATTAGCAGTTTTACTTGGGCTTGATGCAGGCGAGTTTAATGCCAATCTAGGTAAGGCTAAAGAAAAAGTAGAAGGATTTAGCGCAGGCGCAAAACTATCATTAGGCGCGGTTGCGGTTGCTTTTACTGCTTCCGCTCGCGAAGCAATTAACTTTGCCGATAAAATAAACGATGTTGCTAAAGCTAATGAAATGTCCGTTCAATCTGTATTGCGGATGTCTAATGCTTTATCTCAAAATGGTGGTAATGCCGATGATGCTGGCAAACTTATGGCATCATTCGCTAATAAAGTGGATGAAGCCGCACAAGGCGGCGATAAAGCACAAAAAGCCTTTACATCTATTGGTGTATCCCTCAAAGATTTAAGAACACTTACTCCCGAACAATTATTTGAAAAAACTGCTAAATCATTAGCTAATATTGAAGATACTACTAAACGAAATGCTACGGCTATGGATATATTTGGTCGAGCTATTCGTGGCACAGATATTAAAGGCTTTGCAGACGAGTTAGAAAAAACTAAAACTAAATTTGCAGGCGCAGAGGAAGCATTTAAAAATATAGGTGTTTCTGTTGATAGATTAGATAGATTCTTTTTAAATTTAAAAGTAACCCTTGCTGAAAGGTTAGCTCCAGCTTTTGATATAGTAACTAAAGCAATGGAAAATTGGCAAGAATCAGGTATAAAAACTGTTAATAGATTTCAAGAAATTAAAAAAGAAGCTGGTTGGTTGGCGGCTTGGCTAGATAAAGAGGGTTTAAGAAAGTTTGAGTTTCCTACGCGCGGATCAGTTCAAGGAGCTGAAGTGCCTAGCATTATGTCAGGCGTTGGTGGTATGCCCGCACCGAAAAAAGATATTAGAGAAGTTACGGAAGCAAAAAATAAAGAAGCTGAAGCTGAAGCAAAAAAACAAAAAGAAGCTTTAAAAAGGCAACAAGAATTTTACGAAAAAGAAATATTAATTAGCCAAGCTAAAGGCGAGCGATTACAAAAAGAAAATGAATTGGCTTTTGTTTCAGAAAATGAAAGAAAGCTACAATTAGAATTATTTGATATTGAACAAAAGCGCAAACAATTAACTTTAGGCGATCAATATGGTCGTAGGATGTCAGAGGAGCAAGCTAACGCTTTTGCTGAAGTAGAAATAGCTCGCGCAAAAGAAGCTTATGCAATTGCTCAACAACAAAGAGATTTTGAATATGGATGGCAGAAAGCTTTTGCTACTTATGCTGATAATGCTACCAATGCCGCTAAATTAGGTGAGCAAGCATTTGTATCTGTAACACAAAATCTTGAAACTGCATTAGATAATTTTGTTCAAACAGGCAAACTTAAATTTGGCGAATTAGCTAAAAGCATTATTGCAGACCTTCTTAAAATAGAAATGAAAGCACAAGCTACAAAAATTTTTGGATTTCTTAAAAGCGCAGTTGGAGGATTTTTTGGCGGCGGCGGTGGAAGTGGTATGTTTACAGGTTCTACAGGCGCAGTAGGCGGATCAATTCATATAGGTGCTAGAGCAGGTGGCGGCGATGTTGCAGGTGGCGCGCCGTATCTTGTAGGTGAACAAGGGCCTGAATTAATGATACCAAAAACAAGTGGCACTATTATTCCAAATAATCAATTAGGCTCTATGGGCGGTGGCCCTCAAGTAGTGTATAATGGCCCTTATATTGCAAGCATGAGCGCTATTGATACGCAATCTGCAACGCAATTTTTATCAAGAAATAAACAAGCGGTATTTGCGGCTAATCAATCCGCTACAAGATCATTGCCACAATCGAGATCATAATTATGTCATTAAATACAATATTACAAGTTTCAGAATCGATTGCAATTAATGATCAAAAGCTTGTTGGTCAAGTGTTAAGTCGCAATCAACGCATCTCAACTTCCGAACTTCTTACTGTTCAACCTTTTGAATTTACTATGAATCCTATGAAGTATTTGCTTTATAGTCAAAATAGAGATTTGTTATCATCTTTGCGCGTAGCAGATAAAGCTACAGAGCAATATCTTAATTTTACAAATATTGGGTGGCTTAATTATGTTGCTTATCAAGGTGATATGACATCAGGTCAAATAACGGCTTGCCAATGGCAAACTTCAAGTGCCAATAAAACACTTGTATTAGGTAGCTTGCCTAGCATATCTTCAAGTGCTTATATTGTTAAAAAAGGCGATTTTTGTCAAGTAGGTCGATATGCTTATATTGCAACGGCTGATGTTCAAAGAGGTGGAAGCTCAACTGTTAATATTCCTGTTCACAGAAATTTAATTGATACTTTAGTAAGTGCAGTTGGCGCAGTTATTGGTCAATATGGAACGACTATATCTTTAGGCGGTGGCACTTATACAGGTGTTACATTTCCTGTTATATTGCGTGAATATCCTACCTATACATTAGTGCCTATGACTAATGATTCATTTATATCTTGGAATGGCCCTTTTGTAGCAATTGAAGATGTCCTATGAATGTAATAACACCAGTCGTTAATACTAACAATATAAGAATGGCAGATTTTGTTCGCGTTACTACGCGAGCAACTGTTACTGCTGGAAATCTTGTTATTGGTCAAACTTATACAGTTAGAACTACATCAACTGGAGCAGGTGCAATAACAGATTGGACATTAGTTGGTGCGGATAATAATAACTATGGCACAGTATTTGTAGCCACAGGTGTTGGATCAGGCACAGGAACAGTTTATGAAAGTGTTGTTTATAGATTTGCTACAACACCAAGTGCATTAACTATACCAGCAGTTGATTCCCAGCCTTTTGATGCTTTAGCTGGTCTAGTCAAAATTAATGATGTTCAAAGAGATATTAAATCAACCGCCAATGAAACAAGTATGACTATTGTTGGTATTGATACTGCTTTATTAGGTTGGACATTAGGTCATGAAATAAAAGGTTCTTATATTGAAATGTGGCATGGATTTTTTGATACTAATGGCGCATTAATAACAACAGGTGGCACAGGCGGTTTATATAAATTTTTTACAGGCTATGTAAATTCTTTTGCCATATCCGAACAATGGATGGAAGAAATAAGAATGTATGTTGGCGTTATAAATATAGCGGCATCAAGTATTCAAATTATTTTACAAAATAGAACTGCTGGTCGATATACCAATGATAACGCTTGGATGTATTGGAATCCTACGGATACTTCTATGGCAAGAGTAGGATTTATAGAAACAATTAATTATTCTTTTGGCAAGGATGTATGATAAGACAAGCTACAAAATACGACAAAATACAATTACAAAATATGATGCGAATGTTTAGGGATGAAAGCCCAATAGAACAATATAAAGACATTGATAACCCTGATTATTTTAATTCCATTATACATAGTATTATTGCAGGTCGAGGTGTCATTTTTGTAGAAGATAACATAGGATTTATTATGGGCATTATTAGCCCTGTCGTATGGTGCGATAAAACTTTAGCATTGTATGAATTAGCTTGGTATGTAAAACCTGAATATAGACATAAAACAGTTGGATATAAATTATTAAAAGCTTATATAGATAAAGCTAAAGAACTAAAAGATCAAGGCAGAATTAAATTATTTACGATGACTAAAATGACAACAAGCCCTGATATTAATTATGCAAGATTTGGATTTACTAAAATAGAAGAAAATTGGATGCAATGATTCGTTTTATATTAATATTTTTAATTTGGTTTTTATATTGCTCTGAAGCATTAGCGGCAGGTTCTATTATTGCCGCCGCTATTGGCCTTTCAGGATTTACTGCAACAGTTGTTGGGTTTGCAATTAATATGATTGCATCAACTATTGTATCTAGTCTTTTTGCGCCTAAACCTCCAAGCGCAGGTAATTTTGAACAAGCTAATCAACCTAATCCTGGCAGTCGCCAACAACTTCCACCCGCAGGCGATAATAAATTACCTGTTGTTTATGGCAAAGCTTATGTTGGCGGTATTGTTACCGATATGTCTATTACGGCAGACAATCAAGACATATATTGGGTTATATCTTTATCTGAAGTAACAAACACAGAAACAGGTGGATCGCCTGATACTATTACTTTTGGAAATATATATTGGGGCGGTAAAAAAGTTAATTTTAATGTTAATGGATATTCTGTCGATTCATTAGAAGATGAATCAACTAGCGAAGTTCAAAATATAGCTGGATATATGGATATATATTTATATCGTAATGGCTCAAGTAATCCAACTAATAGTGGAATATCTGCAATAACTGTAATGCAATCAGCAGGATTAATTTATACATGGGATAGCACTAAATTAATGAGTAATTGCGCTTTTGCTATTATTCATCTTAAATATAATGCTGATCGTGCTTTAACCTCATTGCAATCCACAAGATTTGAAATAACAAATGCAAGAAAATCGCCAGGTGATTGCTTTTTAGATTATTTTACTTCTACTCGTTATGGCGCGGCTATTCCTACATCTTTAATTGATACTACTTCTTTAACCGCATTAAATACTTATTCAGACGCATCTTTTACTTATACGCCATATACAGGCGGTTCTTCAACGCAACCAAGATTTGAATTTAATGGCGTAATAGATACTAATCAAAAAATTATGCAAAACATACAATCTATGTCAGATTGTTGCGATTGTTTGGTTAAGTATAATGAGATTACAGGCACTTGGGGCGTTATTACACAAACACCATCTTATACAATAGCAATGGCTTTAAGCGATAGTAATATTATTTCGCCTATACAAATAACACCAATTGATTTGGCAAACTCGTTTAATGTAATAGAAGTTAAATTTCCTGATGTATCAGAAAAAGATACATTTAATTCAGCAACATTTAATCTTCAAACTATTGCACCTCAATTGTTATTTCCAAATGAGCCTGTTAATAAACAATCAGTTAATCTTTATTTAACAAACAACAATGTAACGGCTCAATACCTTGCAAACAGAATGCTTGAAGCGGCAAGAGAAGATTTACAAGTTGTTTTAGAAATTACATATATTGGCATTCAATTAGAAGCTGGCGATATAGTAACAGTTACAAATACTAATTATGGATGGGCGGCTAAATTATTTAGAGTGTCAAAAGTTATAGAAAAAATAGCTGAAACAGGTGCAATTACGGCTGAATTAACTTTAATGGAATATAATCCACAAGTTTATGATGATCGCAATATAACTCAATTTACGCCTGCACCCAATACAGGTATAGGTTCACCTGTTACTTTTGGCACAATTCCTGTTCCTGTTATATCGGCTAATTATCCATCAGTTGATAATCCTTATTTTGATGTAACTGTTACAAGCTCAAGTGCTGGCATAACGCAATATGCTGAAATTTGGTATTCAGCTTATCAATATCCAACAACTGCTCAACTTATATTTGCAGGCACTACGGCTATTCAATCCAATGGAAATCCTTATAGTATTAATACTGTTATGCCTACTGTGCAACTTTATGGCATTTCAGCTGGAAATTGGTATTTCTTTAGCCGCATGGTTAATCAAATTGCAACAAGTGATTTTTCATTGGCTTCAACAGTTTTCCAATGGCGACCAATGACATTTCAATATACAGAAAAATATATATCTGTAGCTTATGCTGACAATATTACTGGCTCAAGTAACTTTAGTTTCAGTCCTACAAATAGAACTTATTTTGGTCTTTATAATACTGCATCATCAAGTCCATCTTCAACGGCTTCAGATTATAAATGGTATTTAGCTGATCCTGCTTTTAGCACTAATATTTATCTTGCTTTTGCAAATCGTCAAAGTCGTAAATTTAGTTTTGACACAGACTTTGCAGGATACGCTGGAGCTACTGGTTCTTTTGTTCCTACTACGGCTTTAAAATTTAATCCTAGAATATGGTCAGCTTTGCCTGATGGCACAAATATTATTGATTTAGATCAAGCTACTGGACAAGTGATTGGCACAGGAACAACAACTATTGGCACAGGTCAAATTAAAGTTCAAAATACTAATTCAGGTCAAGTTGTAGCTTCATTAGATCAATTTTTAGATTTTGGTGGCCCTTCTACTAAAACAGGAAGTGCCGCTACTTTAACTATTGATATTTATGGTCGAGTGGTAGGATTTACTGCGCCTGATGACTTTTTTATTACGATTGATAATTTTAATGCAACTTCAGGTCAAACTGTATTTAGCGTAACTCGCGATGCTAATTATATTATTGATCAATGTTTAGTATTTCAAAATGGATGTTTATTATCTGAAACAGAATATACAGACGCATCAGCAAGCGTTACATTGAGCGTAGGTGCTACTTTAAATGATGTTGTATCAGTTATATCTATGCGAGCTAAATCTAGTGGCGTATTTTATGATAATACACATTTAACTGTAGCTAGTGTATCAGGTGCAAATGTAGTTTGGGATAGCGCTACTATGCCTTATCAAGCTATTATAGCTGGAAGTAAAATGACTTTTGCCAATACAGGCACTCCAACTCAATATACTATATCTAGCGTTAATTACTCAACGCGCACTATTACATTTACAACAACTGTAACAAGTGTTGTAGCTGGCGACAATATTTATAATTATCGCGCTACAAATGCTTCTTATCCTGTTTTTACAAGATGGGAAGAAGATTTAACTTCAGCTTCTAGTTTTACCCCTACATTATGGGAATTTCAATCAGGATATGAATTTTTATTTATAAATGGAACTGTTTTAAATGAGCAAGATTTTGATATAGCAGGAAATGTATTAGGAAGTTTTCCATCAACAACAACAGGAAAATTAATTAATATTCAATTTAGTGGTAATAATTTAACAACGCCTACAGGAACACCCGTAAATGTATTAACTTTTAGCGTAGCAGGGCAAACTAATTATTCATTCAATTTTGGTGCTAACGCTTTCAATTTATACGCAAATGGGTTATTATTAGAGGAATCTGTTGATTATACTACTGCCACAGGTGTGTGGAGTTTAACAACTGCATATACAACAACTTCAGTCGTATTTGTTCAACAAACATTCGCATCCGCAGGTGCGGCATAAGGGGAAAAAATGACACAAGCATTTAATTTAAGTCAATTTGCCAATAAGGTAAATACTTCAGGACAAGCAGATTTAGCAACTGCGGTCACAGGAACTTTGCCTGTAGCTAACGGCGGAACAGGGGCGGCAACTTTAACTGCTAATAATGTTCTTTTAGGTAACGGCACAAGTGCCATTCAAGTAGTAGCTCCTGGATCAAATGGTAATATATTAACTTCAAACGGATCAACTTGGGTATCATCCACGCCAGCAGGTGGCGGTGTAACTTCTCTAAATGGTCAAACAGGTGCAATTACTAATACGGGCGCTGGTGTTATTGGAAGTTATGTTCTTGCGGCATCTACTTCTTCAAGTGGAGAGAATGGTGTGAATACTACTGTAGCAGGAAGCACTTTATGTGTTTCTAATGTAACAGGCGGCTCAACAGGGTTAAGCTCAAGTGGCGGTAGCACTTTCCTTTCTTCTGGTGCTTCTACTAATTTAAGTTTTTCAGGAACATGGCGTCAAATGTCAAGAAGTTGGTCAGGCACAAATCTTGGAACAAATCTATGGGTAAGAATATCTTAAAGGAAATTATATGAATTATACAAATGTAACAAATCCAAAATGGTCAAATGCAGAACATTCTACTATTGATTGTGAAGTCACTTTTAATGAAATAGGAATTGTGCCTTTTACTGCTAATCCTTTAGATACAAGCAATCCATCATCTAAACAAATATTTGATCAATGTGTAGCGGGTGATTATGGTGTGGTAGCAGAATATGTGCCACCGCCACCTTATGTTCCTACTGCGGAAGATAATAAAAATACTGCGGTTAATTTGCTAACACAAACTGATTGGACAACTATTCCTGATGTTGCTGATCCAGCATTAAGTAATCCATATTTAACTAATCAAGCAGAGTTTATTACATATAGAAATCAAGTAAGAGCTATAGCTATAAATCCTGTAGCTGGAAATATAGACTTTCCAGCAACTCCTACTGCAATTTGGTCAAGTTAAGTTATAATTATAAAAACAAGATAAGACCATTCGCATTGCGTCAGAAAGATGCTTGCGTTATTTACCTAGTTAGGAAAAAATTATGGCAATCTTTAATAAAAATTCACTTCGTCAAGTATCGGGGTTTGATAATCAAATCATTGCAGGCGAGTTAGTTTATAACCAAGCTACTTATTGGAATTTAACTTTAACTGCAACTGGCACAGAACTTCCAATAGATTTAACAGGCGCAACTATTAGCGCATCAATTATTCGTAGGCAATTATCTAATGTTCGTGATTCTCGTTATGGACTTACTTTTGACATTGCTGATTATACTCCCGCTCCAAGTGCAGTTACTTTAACCATTACTAATAAGGTTGATGCCGCAGGCACATTTACTTTAGTAATTGATGAAGGTGCATGGGGTGTTATAGCAAGCGATCCTCAATTAGATATTAATGCTGAAAACTGCGTAGGCTTTTCAGGTCGCATTAAAATTTCCTATCCTGCAAGTGGCTCAACACCAGCTCAAGATTTAATTATTTTCTTACTATTCCTAGTAAGATCAGACGGAGTGATAAACTAAAATGGCTATTATTAATGCATCAATTCAATCAGCGGCAGATTTAACTTTAACTGTTGATCGCGGAATTATTGGAACTTCAGGAGCATCAGGTTACTCCGGTTTTTCAGGTTATAGTGGGCTTGGTTTTTCGGGCGGATCAGGATTTTCAGGCTATTCAGGTTATAGCGGTTTTTCAGGTTATAGCGGATCAGGTATTTCAGGATTTTCAGGTTATTCAGGATCAGGCACAAGTGGTTTTTCAGGCTTTAGCGGTCAAGCAGGCCCTCAAGGCGTATCAGGTTTTAGTGGAATTTCAGGTCAAGATGGTTTAAGCGGATTTAGTGGACAATCAGGTTTCAGCGGTTATTCAGGATCAGGTATCAGCGGTTATAGCGGTGCTACAGGCGCTCAAGGCATTAGCGGATTTAGTGGCGCACAAGGAGCGTCAGGTTTTAGCGGCCAATCCGGACAAGATGGAGCTAGTGGCATAAGTGGCTTTAGCGGATTTTCAGGATCAGGAATAAGTGGCTATAGTGGTTTTAGCGGTGAAGCAGGGCCACAAGGCATTTCAGGATTTAGCGGTTATAGTGGACAAGATGGCCAATCAGGTTATAGTGGTTTTTCAGGCCAAGATGGTGCTAGCGGTATATCCGGTTTTTCAGGCTATAGTGGATCGGGTATTTCAGGCTATAGTGGCTATAGTGGCGAAGTTGGCGCATCAGGTGAATCAGGATATAGTGGCTGGTCAGGTGAGGTAGGCGCAAGCGGCTTTAGCGGCATATCAGGTTTTTCAGGATATAGCGGATCGGGAGTAAGTGGTTTTAGCGGTTATTCAGGCGAATCAGGATTTAGTGGAATCAATGGGTTAAGCGGATATTCAGGTCAAGATGGTCAATCAGGTTACTCCGGATTTAGCGGATTTAGTGGTCAGGTTGGTTTGTCAGGAATAAGTGGCTTTAGCGGATTCAGCGGGGAAGTAGGTGCATCAGGATTTTCAGGAATCAGCGGTGCATCAGGCTATTCAGGAATCAGCGGTTTTAGCGGAACTCCAGGATCATCATCAAGCTTTTTTGAATATCATGCTCATACAGGATCAACTTCAGGTTATCCAGGCGATGGTGCGATTAGCTGGAATAATGCAACTCAAGTGAGTGCAACGGCAGTTAATGTTTCACATCTTACAGAGCAAAATGTTGATATTGATGTTTATTTAGCTTTATTAAAAGTTACAGAGCAATTTGTTATTCAAGATGCTAGTGCAAGTGCTAATCAACAAACTTGGGAAATTAATGGAACGCCTGTTCACTATAATGCAGGAACTTCTACATCATATTGGGCTTATCCTGTTACTTTAATTTCAAGCGCAGGCACAGGCACTACAGGTTTTGCTAACAATCATAATTTAATATTTGCTCTTGTTAATGGTGTGTCAGGATTCAGCGGCTATAGTGGTTTTAGCGGCTATAGTGGATTCAGCGGTGCATCAGGAATTAGCGGCTTCAGCGGTTATTCAGGCGAACAAGGCATTCAAGGAATTAGCGGATATTCAGGTTTTAGCGGCTATAGTGGCGAACAAGGTTCAAGCGGCTTTAGCGGTATCAATGGCGCTTCAGGCATATCAGGATTTAGCGGTGCTAATGGGGCTAGTGGAATTAGTGGCTTTAGTGGTTATTCAGGAAGCGGTATATCCGGCTTTTCAGGATTTTCAGGGTATAGTGGCGTTCAAGCAAGTTTAGTAAATAATTTAATTTATAATGCTTATACTGCAACCGCAGGACAAACAAGTTTTACAACAACTAATACTTATACTGCAAGCAAAATACAAGTATCAGTAAATGGGGTTATACTTGTTAATGGAACTGATTGCACAGTATCAGGCGGAACTACATTTACAACAACTGCATTAGCATTAAATGATAGGGTATTAGCAATATATCCAATTTAAAGGATTAATATGAATAAGATAACACAAGAAGTTTTGGATTACTTAAAAGAGTATGACAAAAATCAATATAGATTTTTACTTACAAATAATTACGAGCGAGCTGTTTTTCTAAAAGGCGATCCCGTCTATCCTAGAGAAGCCACTCGTTATCTTTGGGCTAACCGAAATCTATTAGGCAAGAATATTCTTGAGATAGGTTGCTCTACAGGTTACGGCTCTCAATTCCTTCCTAATGATGCAAACTATATAGGTTTAGATTACGATCCTATTATTATTGGTGTCGCACGCGAACAGGAATGGGGCTTAAACGCATCTTTTACAAACGCTGATATAAACACCTATCCTTTAGCTCAATACGACACCATAATTGCTTTTGAATTAATTGAGCATATTGAGAATGGATTAGAGATAGCACAAAAACTCAAGCAACATTGCAAGCGCCTTTTACTGACTACTCCGCATAATGAGCCTGTAGGATTTTGGGGCGAACATCATAAGCTTCATGGCTTAAACGAATTACACTTTCCTGATTTTAAATTTAATTACATTAATGAGCATGGATTTATTTCAGAAACTTTGCGCGAAGTTAATGATAACAATAAATTTAATCTTATGATTATGAGGTGGGATCGTGGATAAAGTTCTTTGCTCTGTAGCTACTCGCGGTCGTTATCAAACTACTTTACCTTTAACGCTTAACGCTATAATTAATCAGACAAAAAAGGTTGATAAGCTAGTTATTTTTGATGACAATGATGATCCACAAGATATGCGGAAAGAATTGATATATAGCTACTTCTTTCAAATACTTTCCATTAAAGGCATTGCTTGGGAATGGGTTTATGCTGGAAAAAAAGGCCAACATTACATTCATCAAATGGCTAATGGCATGGGCTTTGATTGGGTGTGGCGTGTTGATGATGACGCAATACCCGAACCCAATGTCTTACAAAACCTTTTTAATTACACTCATAAAAATGTAGGCGCAATAGGTGGCGCAATTTTAACGCCGCCATTACAATTTCAAAATGAAAAGCCTACAGGAAAGATAGAGCTTATTAATAGAGAGCCTAACATTCAATGGTCTTTTATTAATAAAGTCAAAGAAGTTGAGCATCTTCATTGTTCTTTTCTTTATAGAGCTGGGGTGCATGACTATCATCTAGGGCTTTCAAGAGTAGCCCATAGAGAAGAAACATTATTTACTTATGGCCTATTTAAAAAAGGTTATAAGATTCTTGCCGTTCCTAATGCTAATACTTGGCATTTTAAAAATCCTAATGGCGGAATAAGAAGCGAATCCAATGAAATTCTTTATGGGCAAGATGAAACTGTATTTAATAATTTAATTAATTATAGTGATAAAACTATTGTGATATTAAATGGTGGCATGGGCGATCATATAGTTTTTAAGCGTGTAATGCCTGACATTAAAAATCCTGAAATATTTACTTGTTTTCCTGACATAGTGCCTGGCAAATCTATTGCTGAAGCGCATCAATTATTTGGTGATCTTGATACATGGAATATTTATATTAAAATGTATCAATGGAAATGGAAAGACAGTTTAGAAAATGCTTATAGAAAGTTATATCTATGATTATTATTAGCCCTTATGCTAAAGCTTTAAAAAGCGGAAAGACTAATCCTAAAAACTATCCTTATTGGAAGGAACTTATTAGACTAATTGATAAGCCAATAGTTCAAGTAGGCATAGAAGGTGAAGAACAATTAGTTGATGACTTTAGAAAAAACTTAACACTTGATGAGCTTGGAAAGCTTGTTGATCAATGCAGAACATGGATAAGTTGCGATTCTTTTATGCAACATTTTTGTTGGGATCGTAAAAAATATGGTATAGTTCTATGGTCGGTTTCTGATCCTCTGATATTTGGACACCCTGAAAATATTAACCTATTGAAAGATAGGAATAATTTGGTTGAAAATCAATTTTTATGGTGGGAAGATACAGAGCATGATGCTAACAAATTTGTTAATCCTGAAATAGTGATTGAAAGTTTAAATGCAAACTTCCCATGAAACCATTGATGACATATTCGATTTTCTACAAAATAAAACAATCAAAGATGTTGGC